GGTAGGTCTGATTCCTTATACCAACGAGTATAACTTATTCGAAGGGCGATGTACTCTTCACTTTGAAAAGGCCTGTTTCTCTTATTCCAATATCTTCTTAAAAAGAAAATATCATCATCAGGATGTTCTGTAACATTCTTAATTGTAACTTTCATCCCTAACAAGAAACATATTTTCTTGTGTAATTCAAGAGTCAATTCATCACATAAAATGATGGTATCGTCTCCCATAACACGAAGTGTTAAATCATCTGATACTTCATCAAATTTAACGAAACTAGGATCTAAATTTAACTTATCAAAGAAGGTTTCATCATCAAAAATTTCATCAATCTTGTCTCTATACTTCCTTAAAATTACATCAACAAAGTGATGTATTGTTAAATTCCACCATGTGTCAAAAAGATTAGTAATAAAAAGTCCAGAACTAATTCCTTTCTCTTTAAATAAGATTTCATCTTTATACACAAATGGAGTATACTTAACATAAATACGAAGAAAATTATATACAATATCTTCATTCTTGTTAAGATTTAAGGTTCTCCGCATTTGGCTAAAGAAAATGTCTTTTGCCCAATTAGGTACTGTAGAATCAAATTTCTTATAGTCTAAACTATATATTTTGTTTCTTTCATTACCAACAAGGGAAAATTTTTGTCTAAGTGTTCTAACACTATATTGTCCAATTTGAAAGTTGGTTAAACCTATTGGATAAATAGCTTCACTAGATAACAACATTTTCTTTTTAACAGAATCATAAATATCACCAAAGAAACAATTTTCTAAAGCGACAATCGTGTATGGAGCACACCATACGATACGTGACTTCTCAGTACAAATATCTTTTTCTCTGTCGTATGTAGCTTGGAATCTGTGATAAATAAGTTCTGGTAAATCAAACATATTCCTTAATTTTGAACCTTCATATAAATAAGAAGGGTTCAAACCTATAACTTTTCTAGAAGTAGGTTTATTGAATATATCCCTAAGTTGCATAACAACTCTTTTCTGAACTTTAGGATTATTCTTTCGACCTAATGTATCGGTCCC